TACTACTGCTGGTGTTTCTAGCGATATAACTGGTAGCACTACGCCAACAACAGGTGATTGGCAGTACATAACATTTGCTAACAATCTTTACCTTTGTAACGGTACTAACAATGCTCAAGTTTACACGGGCACAGGTACTTGCTCTGATATTACCTTTACTGGTGTTAGTAAAAACTTGCTTGTTAACGTAACGGCGCATAAAGAGCGTTTGTACTTTGTTGAGGCTAATACAGCTAAGGTTTGGTATGGAGGTTTGCAAGTTACTGGTACAGGTGGCACTCCTGCTCTTACTGCTTTTGATTTTCAGTACGTTTTTACTCGTGGCGGGTTTCTTGTTGCGATTGGTAGTTACAGCAATAGTGCCAATGTAGCGGCACAAGATTACTTCTGGGCACTTAGTTCAGAAGGCGAAATAGTTTTTTACACTGGTACTTATGCTGGCGACCCTACGACATGGGGACTTGTTGGGCGGTACATAATTGGTAAGCCGTTAGGTTATAGAGCCCATGTGCGAGTTAATAATGAAGTCTGGATTATTACAGAGCAGGGCATAGTTCCAATCTCTGCTTTATTTTCAAGCGACCCAGAACAAGCGTTAAACGCTATCAGTCAGAAAGTAAATCCATTTATATCTGAGTACGCTGTTACGACGTCTTTTGATCATCAGTGGTCTGGCTTTTTTTGGCCGCAAGGTAGAAGAGTTTATATCAATATTCCAACGTCAGGCTTAGGTTGTAAGTTTTTAGTGTATTCAATCGACACTAAAGGTTGGACTGTTTTCGAGATGTTTAGCGATGAGGATTGCCTAGCAGCAACGGTCTTTAACAAGCGTCCATTTTATGGCTCATCCACTGGCATTGTATGGGAGGGTGAGTCTGGGCAAGCCGACGCTGTAACAACTACAGCAAGTCAGCCAATCAGATTTAGTGGTCGCACCGCATTTAGCTTTTATGGCTCACGAGGTAATTACAAAGCATTTAAGGATATTCGCCCAATACTAAAAACAAAACGTGGCGTTACTCTTAACCTTGGCTTAGATGTTGATTTCAAGAGAGCACCAACAGTTACGACTGTTACTACACCGTCAGGAGTGTTCACGCCGTGGGGCAGTCCTTGGTTTAGTCCTTGGTCAGCAGACATTGAATACATCTTTGATAGATATGCTGTTAAGGGGCAAGGGCATTGTGCCGCTGTCAGATTTGGTGGTTCAGTCAAAAATACAACTATGCAAATCCTTGGTTTTGAGGTGAGATTTGATTTAGGCGGACAGGTATAATTATGGCATCAGCATTAGGAAAAGACCCAACAAAGAAAGATAATGCTCCGTTTGATGTAGCACGAGCACAACGACGTGTTGATTACTTAAAGCGTGTTAGACCTAACGACCCGCAAATCAAGAAGCTACAAGGTGGCATTAAGAAAGCTGGTGGAGTACAAGCGCCAGCTGCGGCTCCAACAGGACCAACTTCATTTGCTGACATGACAAGAGAGCAGCAGGTAGAGCAAGGCTTTGAGGCAGGTGGACAAGCTTATGGTGACATCGTTAATCGCTTCCGTGGGTTTGATCCTTACCAGATGCAATCTCAGTATCAGCCTGGATTTCAAACCGAAATGGACAAGGCAAGGCAGAACGTATTGGGTACGTTTGAAAGACGTAACCAGGAAGAGTTTCAGCGTCAACAAGAGGACGTACAGCGCCAGATTGCAGAGCGTGGATTAGATCCAGCTTCCCCAGCAGCACAGGCACTTTACAAACAAACCAATGTTCGCCAAGACCTTGCACGACAAGAGGCTATGAGTGCCGCTGAGACTGCTGCATACGGCATACAGGAGCAAGGCTTTGGACAGGCTTATAAAACTGCTATGGCACCTTATGAGCAATTCCAAGCAATTCAGGCTCCGTATGTTGCTGGCGTTGGTGCTCAGTATCAAGGAGAGCAACTTACTCAACAGCAGCAGTTTGCTAAGGAGCTTGCAGCACTAGAGAACAAATACAAGTTACAGCAGATGAGAGCTATGCCTCGTGGCGGTGGCGGTGGTGCACAGCCTGGACCTACTCTTTATGAGCGTATGCAAGCAGAAACTTTAGGACAAGGATACGGACAGCAGCAACCTAATCCGTGGGCAAATGTTGCTCAGGGATTTGCACAAGGTGTAGGCGCTGGAATAACACAACGTCTTACGCGAGGTGGAAGCTAAATGGCGACATTAGAAGAAGCATTATACGGCCTTAACTTTTCACCAGCACAAACTGGTTATGGTATCGGCCAACAAGCATTGGCTCAAGCTACACCACAGCTTATCAACCCATACGGCTCAACAGGACAGGCTATTGGTATCAGCCTTGGGTCAGTATTGCTTCAGTCATTATTGGGCTACCAGGCTAGGTCTCAAGCTGCTCAGGATACTTTGCAAGCCAATACTCTAGCGAACCAGATGATGAGCATGACTACGCCGCAGGCTAGGACTGACTTTATTGGTGGGCTTGATGCATCCCCTGACATTGGTGGCAGATTGTCTACGCTGTCTACTGCGTTGACTCAGCAGGAGTTGGCAAGCAAGGCTGCATCGGCACAACAGCAAGCTAAGTTTAAGCAAGACGTAACATTAGAAGCAATCAAACAAGGAGCGAGACCACCTGAGTTTGCTAATCTGTTTGGTAAAAGCGTAGAGGAGCAATTAGCACCACCACCAAAAGAAGGCATTTTTGGAGAGTATGAAACTACGGCGCAAAAACGTGACCGTTTAATCAAACAAGCGAAAGGTTTGGGGCTACCTCCAAGCGAACGGTTGGATTACGCAACTAAGAATCTTAAAACCGAAGAAACGCAAACAAAAACTGCATTAGAAAATATCAATAAGATTCGTCAGTCTGTTGCAAATGCTGATGCCATGATTTCCAAGGCAACAGCAGGTATTGCAGGCGCAGGAGAAACTGGTGGACCTGCTTTGATAAGCAGCGTAAGAGAACTAGCCTCTGGTATGTATCAGTATGCGCCAACTGAAGGTGGACTAAAAGAAAAACAGCAACGAGCATCTCAAAAAGAATTAGATTCTATACGCCCAGAGGTTGTTAAGGAGTTAAAGTCTCCAGGTGCTGTTTCTAACTTTGAAACGCAAATGTTAATTGGATCTGGTCCATCTTCAGCCAACACACCAACTGAAAATGCTCGTTTATTGCAAAACATGATTGAGATAAACAAGCTCAACAATGAGTATGCTAATTTTGTAGAAACTTACGTTCAAGACAAAGGTGATGCTTCAGGAGCCGACTTGTTATGGAATAAATACAAGAAGGATCAAGTTTTAAAAAACAATCAGATCAATCCTAATCGTTTACCCTGGGAAACTTATTTTGCTCAACAAAAGGGGGAACAGCTATCACCAATGCCGCAAGTTAAAACTGATATAGAACAACGCAAGGCAGTTCTTAGACAGCAAATTGCTCAAAAAGAAGCTGAGAAGCAAGCAAGATTACAGCAAGGGCGATAGTCATGGCAGATATTGATCCAGAATTAGCTGCATTAGAAGCTAAGAACGCCAGCTTAGATGCAGAATTGAATCAACTCCCAACAGCAACGCTAAGCGAAGGTTATTCATTAAAACAACTTGGCTATGATGTTACTACAGGACCACTAAAAGCTTTTGCTGGGCTAGCCGATGTAATAACGACTCCAGCAATCGCAGCAACACGTCAATTCGGATATAATGTTCCATATTTCCCAATTTCTAAATCGCTGGAGCAAGATTTAGCTGTATTGGCGCCTCGGTACGGCTTCCAAGAAAAAACTATTCCGCAAGAAGTGTTGTCTTATGCAACCCCAACTGGTCCAGGTAAAGTTATCCCGCAAGCAGTATCTGGGTTGGCTTCATATTTAGGAGTAAAAGCGGCCGAAGAGTACGCTCCTGAATCTCCTGGATTACAACTTGCTGCAAGTTTAGTTGCTCCTGCCGCATTAAAAACAGGAACAAAACTTGTTGGCGCTACCGCTCCTAAATTGACAGAGCAAGGTCGAGCTATGCAGCGAGCAGCCGCTGGCTTCGGAAAAGGTGACTATGTAAAAACGTCAGGAAAACGACAAGCAGTACAAACGGCTGCGGGTGATACTATCAGCCTTACTCAATCTCAAGCTGATAACGTAATTGATAAGGGGTTTCTGGGTAAGTCGTCTAACCCAGGGAAACAACTAACTACGCTTGATGCCAATATCGATCAAACAAATCAGACAATTAGCAATCTCATTCAGAATGTGTCTGGACCTGTAACAACGCCACAGTTTATTGATGTTGTAGGGGCTAATCAAAAAGGTAAGTTTGGTGGTGAGAATGAAAATACAATAGCTGCCGCTATTGCTGACTTGAAAAGCCGCATAGATCGTTTCAAAGGGGCAGCAAAACTTGAATATATTCAAGAGCAAAAAAAATACTATGGCTCAAAGTATGATCCTAAAGGCATCACTAAAGATGCAAAGTTTAATCGAGCTATGTACCATGAGTTGCAGAAGCATATTGAGCGTTATGCTCCAGAGGTAAAACCATTAAATAAAGATTTACAAGGAATGCTCCTGGCAAGACCAGTAGTTGCTACTAGACAAGCTGCTGATGCTGCTGACAAAGGAAGATTACTTAAAAACCTTGTAAAGTTTTTTCTTTACACAAGCGGCGGTGGTGGCATTCCAGCTCTTGTTGGCGCTACTGGTGGAATACCCGCTGGCGTTTTATTGGGTGCTGGTTTAGGTGCTTTAAGCACCCCTACAGGAATGAAGCTTACGGGCGGCACTTTACGAGGGGCAGGATCACTAGCAGAAAGCATTGGAAACTTTGCCCCTGGTATTACTAGACCATTAACAAGTGCTGCCTTGTCTCAAACGACAGAACCAACAACAAACGCAGCCAATTTAACTGCGCCACAAATAACAACAGGAACTGGTGAAGATGATTTAGAAGCGATGAAAGCTGAATTGCAAGCACTTGAAGCGCAAACGCAGCCAACGCAAACAACAGCCATTGAGCAACCTGAATCAGTCAAAGTAGGTAAGCAAGACGTAAGCATACCAGTAGGCAAGCAATACGCTCCACCTAATTTGGTAAAGGCAATGATTGATGTTGAATCAAGTTTTAATCCGAAAGCTGTAAGCCCGAAGAAAGCAAAAGGCTTACTGCAACTTATGCCTGGTACTGCGAGTGATTTAGGTCTAGCAGAGAAAGACATCTTTGATCCAAATAAGAATGTTGAAGCTGGCAGTCGTTACATGAGGCAGCAGATGAATCAAATAGAGGATCTGCAAGCAAGCATTGCTGCGTATAATTGGGGCATTGGAAACGTTCTTACTGCTTTAGATAAGGCAGAGGCTAAGGGTAAGCCAAGAACGTGGGCAAGCATACGAAGAAGTGCGCCATCCGAAACGCAGCAATATGTAGATAAAGTTTTAATGAAATATAGAATGTTGGAAGCATAAGGAGAGAGTCATGGCTTGGGCTGGTGGAACATTTACAAGAGCGAACGGAGCTAACGAGTGGGTAACAGATTTCAACAATGGCGTTGGCATTGAACCTGCTCGTCACGATACTCAGGACAATGATTTAGCTACTGGTATTAATAATTGTCTAACTAAAGACGGGCAAAATACTCCAAATGCGAACCTTCCTATGGGAGGATTTAAGCACACTGGCGTCGCTAACGGTTCTGCAAGAACTGATTACGCTGCGGTAGGTCAGGCACAAGATGGAGATTTTGTTTGGTTGGGAACTACTGGTGGTACTGCTACGGCGCAGACGGCAAGCGCAACTCCCGCCATTACAGCATACAAGGCTGGGCAGAAGTTCCGGCTAAAAGTCGGTAGCAGCCTTGGCTCAACGGGCGCAACCAATACGGCACATACGCTCAACATCAACAGTCTCGGCGCTAAAAACATCGTAAACAATGAGGACGCATCGAACCCCACTCTCGGTACATGGATCGGTGGCGCAATAATGGAGTTGATTTACGATGGCACTAATTTTGTCATCACTAATGACCCTGGGGGGTGGATTGATTGGAGCTTGGTCGCTACTCCTGGCGGCACCATGACCTTTACATCTATCACGTACTCACGCAAAAAGTTTCGCAAGATTGGAAAGATTGTTCACATGAGCTATCAGCTCGACGGCACTACAGGAGGCACCGCATCTACATTCATCGAGTTAAACCTGCCCGTAAATGCCAGCATAGCATCTAGTCAGGCTCCAATAGCGGGGTTTACGTTTGATTCTAGTTGGCAGGTCGCAAATGTCGTGGTCATTTCAACTACTACCCTACGGCACTATAAAGATGCGGCAAGTAGTGGGAACTTTGCTTTAGCTGCGGGCAAATATATCACTGCGACTGTAACCTATGCAGCGGTGTAATATGAATTATATAAACATCTGCCCAAGCTCCTTTAATCCAGAAGACTGCACCGATGAGTTTATCGCCGATTACTGCAAGGCATGGCGGAACCGCGAACTAGCCGCATCGGACTGGACGCAGCTCGGTGATTCACCAGTAACTAACAAGGCTGATTGGATCGCATACCGCAGAGCGTTGCGCGATCTAACTAAACAGGGACCAGACCCTAAGACTTGGGTACTTCCAGAGGCTCCATAATGAAGCGGCTACGCTTAGTGCGAGTTACGGAGTACAACAACGCAACACTTGGTGTGTTGTGTATTGATGACTCGCCTGAGTTTGTAACGTTAGAAGATGCCTGGCGAGATAATGAACGCATGATTAGCTGCATACCTGTGGGGCGGTATAAAATTATGCCAAGGAATAGCCCTAAGTTTGGAAAGACTTGGCAGGTGATGGACGTGCCTGAACGTGATCATATTTTGTTTCACGCTGGCAATACGCATAAGGATACTAACGGCTGTATCTTGTTGGGTATGCAGTTTAGCAAGATAGACAGTGAGCCGGCTATATTGGCATCACGGTCTGCGTTCTTGCAGTTTATGGGCAAGCTATCAGGTTGTTTAGAAGCTGAACTAATTGTCATTGATGCTTACGGGGGTGGGAGGGTGCATTGATGAGCGAAGATTTCTTGCAGGTAAAGTATTGGTTTGACCTCATGGTGAAAGCCATCATCGGTGTGGTTGTGTCTATTGTCGGCATGGATTACCGCAGTGTAAAGAACTCACTTAAAGAGCTTGAGCAGAAGAAGTATGAGTTAGTTATGCAAGCAGAAGTGACTCACATTGAGTTAGTAGCGGTTAAGGATAGGTTAGATCGAATAGAGAAGAAGTTAGATCGAGCATTGGAGAAATGAGGTGGCTGATAGCATTACTAGCGTTTATTGGTAGTGCTCAGGCTCAGGCACCTAGTTATCTTGCTTTGTGTCACCCTAAGTTTAGCTGTGATGCCGCTATAAAGTCCTACAATGGCCAGGAAACGATTGTAGCGGGTTGGTTAGAGAATACCTTCGGTAGCGATTGCAAGTGCGCTGACAGGCTATTACAGGACACTAGACCAAAGGTAGTACGGGTCCATATAGCCAATTCACCTTGCATGAGAAACAAGCGCTGTGGGAAGTATGAGATTCTCTACGGGCAAACAGCGGCATCGGCTAGCAGGGAGTTTATACGAGGTAGAGGGCAGTCAGTTGCCAGGTTTAAAAGGGTGCTAGGTAGGTTAAAGGTAAGGTTAAGTAAGGCTGTAGGTCCGATGACGTGTTATGTAGCGCCTTGTTTGGAGTGTGACCTAAATGGACGAGCAAGAAGAGTTATGGGTGCTCTTGTATCTAGTGCTTTGCCTGGGTGTAACATTGTGGATAATCCTTACCGCCAATCGTGTTTATCTGGAACCACCTGTGAGAAGCATGGAACAAATCCTAGACTCTCTACCCCTTGTATAGTTGATTTAGACGGCATAGACGGCTCTACAATTAACGTAAAGAAGTGGGTTGATAAGTATAGACACTGCGACCTAACCTATTACTGGGAGCCGTGGATGAACTGCATACGGGGTAAGTTCATAGATCCAAGAAGTAGAAACTGTAAGTACGATAGTAGTTTGTTTGAGTATACCAGAGGAATTATATGCCAATACTTTTATCCATTGTCCGACACTTGCTCACCTTAGCCGCTGGTGGATTGCTTACCATTGGCGTGACTGAGGAAGCCGCACAGGGTCTAGCTAAAGCTGCTGAGCCTGTAGTTGCTGGCGCTGTTGTCTACGGCGTTAGTCAGGTTTGGTCGATTGTTGACAAGAAAAAGAAGCGTTAATAGAAACCTTTGTAGCGGCGTGAGCGGTTGATTGCTTGTTCTGGAAACTCAGAGTTAATCAATCGTTCTAGTCGCTTCCTTACTTTCTCTGCGCCTGCCGGAAAGTTAAGAAAGTTCTCGCAGATATACTCTAGGTTGTAAGGTTTGGATTTTAGCTCATAGAAAAACCAGTCTAGCCCGATGTTATGGCACTTCTGTGAGTCAGAGGTAGGGCAAGCGTAGTCTAGTAAAGCTCGCTCTATTACAGCCAGCCAGAGTAATTGTTCTGGCGTAGCTTTATGATCAAACGGTTCCGTTTCGTTTATCTTCTGTTTTTCTTGCATCTTGCAGTTTCAACCAATCTTCTAAGTACATTGTGACTAGCCAGGGGCGCTGTTTTTTTCGATGCACTACAACTGGTGTTCGGTCCCCGCAATCTCTAGTTGCTTGGTCCATGGCTTTGTCTATGTTTAGAGCTTCTACCATCTTACACTCAAGATGGAACTGACTAAGCTCATGGCACTCTACGTCTGAGTTGCCAGCCTTACCGCAAAACTGCTGTGTGCGGTGTGCTTGATAGCCGTACTCTTTTAGGCGATTGGCTAGCTCACGTTCAGCTCTGGCGCCTTTGGCTCGTGAGTTTACCACAATGCCTCCTGTAACTTAGTCTTGACAATTATGGACCAAGTACAACAGGGCTACAACTCAATAATAGGTGTTCTCAGTTTCCGCTACTG